CAAAATCAGGAGCGTGTGATACCCCTGTAATACCCCTGCTTGATGCACCATTACCAGACCAAAGCACCGTATTGAAATACTCAGACCCATCAATAATCTCTGGCTCAGGCAGGTTGGCTGAACACAAAGATGTGTAGCCAGACGGGACAGCATATTCAAACGTGCCTATTCCGTTGCTGTCAGAATTTGCAGAGGAAACATTTGCGCTGTCTTGCCCAAAGTTCACTCGCCAAGTGATTGTTTGACCACCATCACCCGCCCAGAATGGGATATATCTTCCGTTCGTGTCAGTCACAACATCAACACGATTTGTACCATCTGAAAAATCAGGAGTGCCATTGATGTAGGTTCCGTTGACAGCAACCCACACCCAAGTGTTGTCCATGTCTACAGCGAAACTAACAACAGCGCCGGTTTGCTCTGCAATGGAAGATGTATAACTAACATTTCCAATAGACCCATCGGCACTAGAGTAAATTTTATTGTCATCGGAATAAAAAGTAACAGCATCAGACGTTACAGTAAGCCTATTGTTACTTCCTAAATCTTGTGAATCATCATTCCAAATTCCACACATTGCGGCTCTGGAACCATTGGTAAGTGCGCCTGTAAAGGTCTGCTCCCAGTACCACTTACCAGTTGTAGGTAAAGCCATTGTTGCGGCGTGTTGCATGGTGGTGTGGTTGCCAGCAAACGAACTTGCTAGATTGCCTTCGCTAAAAGTTATACTGCCTGTTGTACCATTCCCTTTGTGCAATGGGTTCATTGTAGCAAAATTATTTGTAGGGCTGTCTAAAACGACATCTGTTGCGGCAAGGCCAGAAACAGCGAAGTCATTGTTTTGACCCGACACATCGTTGCCGATTGCACTGCTGTCTGCGAAATCGAGGTGGAAGCCGTTAGTGCCAAACGTTAGGCCGCTGGTATTTTTGGCTACCCAGATACCGTCCTTCAGCTCTCCGAAGCTGTCAGGCCCAAGCGCAGTACCGTCAATAAAATTAAATTCAGCTAAATAACAATCTATATAGTTTGTTGTGCTTCTGCCGATTTGATGCACTTCATCGCTGGCAAAGAAATTATCTACCCCACTGGTTGGGTAAGTTGTTGAGTCAAAAACAGTTTCTCTAACGCCGTTAACATACAGCTTAATTCTGTCAGTCGAAGTTGCGTTTGTACTCTCGTATGTCAAAACAATGTGATACCAAGAACCCACATCTCTAAACACTCTGGTCGTGTCTAGTTGTGCAACAGCACTGCCACTTGCTTCTGAGCGGTATCTAAAAGTATCGTCAGCTAAAAACTGTATTACTGTCGAGTTATCGTGGTTGCTTGGAAAACTAGAACCAGCAGTAAAAATCATTTGTACAGTGCCTAAATTTGCACGTTTTACCCAGAAGGATGTTGTGTTTACATCTCTGTTTCCCGCACTAGCAGGTGTGTGAGATAGGTAAGGGCTATCGCCATCCTCAAACCGCAGAGACTGCTCTATTTCGTGACCATAGAACGAGCCTAGCGCACCGCCGATATCACCGACGCCACCAAGACCAGAACCTGCTGAACCAACTATACTCATTAAGTTAAAGCTCCCGATGCTGACACCGCTATGGTATTGTCACCCGATGCAGCACTACAATAATAAGTGAGGTGATACGTTCCCGCTGTTGTTATAGCTGTCAGAGCAGCAGCGTTAATTGCTACAGAAGCGTGGGCGGCTACTGTGTGACCACCAGAGTTTATTAGTAATACGTTACCTGACTGACCTGCCGCTGGGTTACTAAAGGTTAAAGTAAAGTCACCACTTGGAGTACATAAAAAGTTATTACTGACGCTTATGTCAAATACACCATCATTGTCTGTAGTAACCGTGCCTGTTGCTCTGCCTACGACATTCACGTCATTAGACACTGTTAAGATTGTTGTACCCGTGGCAATACTCAACACATCTGCGTCAGCATCATTCTTAATAGTCACGTCTGAAGTAGAGCCTTGGCCCGTAAGGATAAGACCTTCTGCGGCAGTGTAGCCTATTGCAGCATTGTCACCTGCGGCGGTATCTGTTGTGGCCTCTAATGTGCCGCCAGTAATCACGCCTGTCGTGGTGATTGCAGAAGCACCGTTGTCAATCGCGCCAAAACCGCTTGTGATGCTGCCAGAGTTCAGTGCGCCTGTTGTGACGATGTTGCTACTGCCAGCCGCTGGTGCCGCTGCTATGTCAGAAAGCACCTCTGCCGCAGAACGCCCCTCAATGGCAGTGCCATCAACGCGCAGAAAGTCATTGTCAGCAACACCGCTGGTAAACTTTGGCACATTGTTGTTTGAGATGCCTGTGTCCAGCGTGGCGGTGGCTGTGATAGCCGTGCCGTTCAGTGTCATAGCATCGGCTTCGAGCGTGCCATCAAAGTCGCCATTCACTGCATCTATGTTACCCTTGAATATTGTAGCACTAACTGTTCCCGTACTTGGATTGTATGCGAAGTTACCATCCATTTCCAAGCCAACATTACCCGTGCTTGATGTAGCATCTTCTACAAAAGTAATAAGATTTTCTTCATTTGTACTTTCATTATCAGTAACTAGAACGTGAGCAGAATTTGTTGCATTTGTAATTGTTGTTCCTGCAATCACTGTGGCTAGTGCTGTGCCACCTACTGTAATCGCATCAGCCTCTAGTGTGCCGTCTATGTCTGCGTCACCACTGATGTCAAGACTTACAGCGTCAACTTCACCAGCTACAGTCAAGACACCACTTGCGACCGTCATAAGGTCTGTATCGTCTGTGTGACCAATGGTTGAACCGTTGATAACAACATCGTCTATGTCCAGAGAACCGCCAGAGATAAGTCCGGTGGTTGTAATAGTTGATGAACCAGTATCTATAGTGCCAAAACCAGACGTGATTGAACCTGAGTTAAGTGCGCCAACCGTAGTGGCAGCAGTCGTAACTAGGTTTGGCATCGCCGTGATTTCGTCATCAAAATAGGCAGCTAAGTCTGTGACCGCCACCTGTTTCATAGTTCCATCATCATTGAATACAACACGGTCAGCATCGACTACTGTTGTAGCGGATGCGGATGTGTCACCATCCATGATGTTTATCTCTGTTGTGGTGACGGTAGCACCATCTAGTATTTCTAGTTCAGCTTCAGATATACCCGCACTACCAATAGTTAGTGTACCTGAGATATCTACATTACCATTGATGTCAATCGTAGTTGCAGCAATCTGAATTTCTGTGTCAGCAACGAGGTCTAGTTGACCGTCGGCACTGGAATTGATGTATATCGCTGTATCACGAAACTGTAGCTTTTCTGTTGTGGACATGAGTATGTCGTCAGAAAACTGGAAGTAGTCCTCGTCTTCCATCCATGTCAGAACACCGTCGCTTGTGTTACCATCGAATGTCACTGCTACGTCGGTGTCAGCACCCGTGCCAAAAGTGATGGTGTTACTGAGAAGAGAGGATATCGGACCCCCTTCACCTGCTGTTCCGTCGTGTGTATGTCCTGTGCTACTGGCAAAGGCTGCTAGTAGTTGGTCAAATTCATCGTTACTATCTGCGGCATTGATTGTATCACCGTCAGCGTACGTAGATTGTCTTGTGTATGTTGCGCCCATTTACCTTCTAGCCCCTACCTGATATTCTAATTGAAACCCTTTTAGAGTGTAGGGCGCGGTAGCGTTTGCCCCGTCTTCTACTCTCAAGGCTACTGCGAAACCCGACCCTTCTACTGCTTTTCTAACAATGGGTTGGGATGGACCCCCATATACAGAGCTTCCGTATACTGATGAGCCGTATAGACCTGCAACATTTGTACTGTCCAGCGGGTACGCTGCGGGTCTGGTAGACGTATTCGATTCGTAATCGTATCTAACAAATAAGTCTGCGTCGATGGTAGACTCCGGTGCGTAGTTGACGTTCACACGTTGCATATGCTTGCGAACTCCGGGGTCTCCAAATGTAATGTCAGGACTTCTGTATTTTGCGTTGATTAAAGTTCCGTTGAAAGTGTTGCCTCTTTCTTGTCGGTAGATATACCCATCAAAACCACCATGTATGGCAATCACGTTTCCTGATTCTACAATAGTGTCTGTAGAAGACGGTCGTATGCCTTGTGTCTCTGCAAACTCAAACGCTTGACCCTTCATAACACAGATAACGCCGTGTGTTGCTATGTCTGCTGCACTGTCTTTTGAAAAGAATATACGATACTGGGTCTTATCAGGAATAACAAGCGAGTCAAAGCTACCTGAGTTAGACAGTTGTTCACGAAACAACTCTTGTACGTTTGCGCTTATAGTTCCCAGTTCCACGTCACCAATTCTGGCAGTACCAGCAACTGTGCGTAATCCGTCAGGGCCGAGGAAGATAAGGTCACCTGCAAATTCTTGAATGGTAAACCCGTTGACGCATCCAATGTTACGAGTAACAGGAACAATAGCAAAGTCACTCAGGCTACTACCACCCAGTTTAAATATCCTGTTTTCACAGAAGATAAACAAGTTATCACGAAAGACCTTGAGACCAACGATTGTGTCATCGACCTTGATACTTCCTGCACCATCTCCCGCTTCAAAACCGTCCTCATCGAACGGCTCACTGAATACCATCTCTTGTGGTGTGGACGACATGCCAGAGTAGAACATGTGATTCTTAAAAGCTACTACGTGCTTTGCGCCAGCAACTGCGCCTGCGCTAACATCGGTTGCTGCTAATGATGTGTTAAATATGGTTGGAGCATTGGTCTGGTCTACAACGATAATCTTTTCGTTACCATCGAAGTTATAACGCTCGAAGTTATACTTAGCTGCATTAGTGCGGCCTGTGTCTCTGGTTGTCCACGACTCCGACGCTACGTCGTCAACTGCGTGTGCGGCTGCAGTTGTACTGCTTGTTGCACGAGTAACACCTGTGAGGGTGAACGCTGTTACTCCTGTGTATGTGAACAACTCCGAGTTTATTTGTACTGTTCCGCTGGAACTGAATCCAGTCGTGGAATCTACGTTAAGCACCCCTGAACCAGTCATGGCAGTGTTAGCTGCTATCTTCTGGGTTAGTTCACTAGACGCAGAACTGAATATCTTATCGCCTCGTGCTGCTACAACCTTATTGTCAAAGATTGTTGACATAAGAACAGCTTCAGTAGATATGTTAGTTTCTGGAACAATGGCATTTACAAAAGGTCTAAAACCACTAATACGTTTATAGCCGCCACCTACGTCAGGCTCAAAGTTACGTAACTCAAGGGCTTGTCCGGGCTGCATAATAAAGGTAGACTTGTTTAGAACAAGACCACCCTCACAGTTGAAGGACAGAGGTTGTACTCCTTGTAGTTGTAAGTCAGGCATACTTAAACTGCTCTCATGTAATCTTTTCTGTTTAATAGCTCAATACGCATACGCTTCAATCCGTCTTCATATTCTTTTAGTGAGAACTGTGCTGTCTGGACATCGGAGCGAAACATGTGAGTGTAGTACTTAGCGCGAGAGTTAATAACAGGTTCAAAGCGTGTGGGTATAATAGATGTGTCTGTAGCCGCAGTTAAGTCCGTATTGGATACATAATAGTCAAACTTTATAGTGCGGTTGCTGTCTTTTGGAATAGGAGTTAAGCCCAACTCGTTGTTGTACGTTGTGTACACATACTCCGGGTCTGCAAATTTATCTGTGGTAAGCCTTGTGTCTCTCTCCCGAAATCTTTCGGTGTACTCTTCGAAAGACAAATACCGCAAAGGCACAGGAGTTACGTCTTCACTTAATTCTACAAACTTAACAAATGCGGCTGCTCCTGCGGCTTCTGTAAAGCTAACATAGTGTGTAACCGCTGTAGCAGTAAAGCTCAGTTGTGATAATAGTATTTCATTTCCACTGGAAATAGTCAGAGTCGAAGAAGAAGTCTGCGAACCACCAGAGCTTGTGCCTATCTCCGCTGTGAGAGTAGCACCACTCGTTTGGATGAGAACTGTGTAGCTACGACCCACAATCAAATCTGTTACTGCTTGGCTTGCTTCTGCATTGGTGAGAAGCAAGGTGTTGCCAAACTTAGAACTAGCGGCAGGGGTACCGCTTACTGTAGTCCAACCTGTTATACTTGCTGCGCCCGATATCTCAAACGTACCATTGGTTATAAAGTTCTTAGGCTGTAAAAATACGTTGTCGTAATCAATATACTTCAACGTAGAATCTACGGAAGCATAGCTATAGATGCCTTTTCCTGCGATAACATCAACAGCACCTTCTGAACGAGTGAAGGGCCAGTTTAGTTCTGAGTTTAATATATCAGAGACAGCACGGTTTACATAGTCCTTAACAGTCGTCTGTACTCCACGAGAAGCTGTGAAGTTAGAACTGGTGAGTTCTACTTCGTTCATGTCCCGAAGAACATCGTTTACCAATGTGAGGTATGTGCTAGCCATTTATTATTTCGTCTTCCTATACGTGCGAGTTTTCTTTGCAATTTTCTTCGGTTGCTTTGAGACCTGTTTCCCGCTCTTCGTAGCCGCTCGTTTCTCACGAGTCGTTGCTGCATATTCAGCAGGGGTGAGTGCCTTGATTGCTTTTTCAGGAAGGTATCGCTCTCCTGTAGCTTTGGGGCCTTGAGTAGAAGGTTTTCCACTCTTGGTTCTCCACTTTTGTTTAGTCCACGCTTTTAAAGAGCGTTGGCTCTTCTCCAAGGCCATCTATGCCTCCTGCTAAATAGGTCAATGTTCTTAGCTTATCCACAGCTTCCGCATATTTTTTAACTGCTGTATCCATTTCTTCAAGCAGATTCGGATGTTCACCGATAGCAACAGGATTTTTAAGGTAATTGTAGAATACATACTTTGCATCTGACATCTCCGCTTTGTACTTGTGGGATAGCGCATCTACAGCTAATTTACGCATGAGAACTCCTAAATACTATATTATACTGTTCTTCTAGGAAGAAGTCAATACAACAGCTACCAGAGAGCCTGCTGCTACCAAGGCTACGCCTACAATAATAGCCACGGTCTTTAGTGTTTCGAAAAGTTCGTGTTGTTGTCTGGCTTTCTCAATACGTGCCTTTTTTGCCGCTTCTTTAGCTTCTTGAATACGTCTCGCTCTTTCGCTTACGATGCCTGCCCAAGTGCCATGACCAAACCGCAGGTCAATCATCTGGCTCATCTCATACATCTTTTCTTGAGCTAGCCTAGCGTCGATAGTTTCTTGGGCTACGGACTTGACGTTAAACTGGTCTACGCCTGCTTTCTTGTTGCGAGACTTCTGTACTTGGCTTTCACCCTCGAACAGGTTATCTATGTGTTGTGCAATCTCGCCTATGTCGTTTGCTGTTCCAATAGCGGATTTAATGCCATCTACAGCACTCTTTACAAGTGCGATACCCGCTAATGTTTCTGCAATCATTTGTATCCGCCACCTGCTTTTTTGTAAGCCACCGCAAGCATCTGTGCTTTACGTGCTGACCATTGACCTGCTTTGCCGCCTTTAGTACCTGCCTTGATGCTGTTAAATAGACGCTTTCTCATGGTTGGCTTGGTGTAGTTGCCAGCCTCGTTTACACGACTCTTTGCTTTTTTCTTAGGTGCTGCCATTGAGTTCTCCTGTTCTCATGGCTTCGGACAAACGAATTGCCCTGTTGCCTACCTGCTTTGCCCAGCGAGAGTCGAGCATCTCGACGCAAGCCTTGATGTAATCGCCGTCTTCAATGCCTGCCCACATGTTCTTAAACTTACAGAGGCGCGGCACTCCCATGTTAAAGGCCATGTCAAGTACCACACGAATACGAACGTCATCCATACGTTCAATGCAAGGGTGAGCATTGAGTAGTTCTTTCTCTACAATGTCTATGTCGTTAGACAAAAGGAAACGAGCATTAGCTTCTGTAATACCCGCGTCGTATATTTCGTTTTTTAGAAGGCTCATAAAGGCCAGTTCGCCGTCGGTGATGCCTCTGTCTTCAAGGTTTCTACCTACACCGATTGTGTCGATGCCCAGATGGTCTTGATAGACTTGTAGTCTGAGACCCTCGTGTAGGATTAGCTGGTCAATTAACTTACCACGATTGTAATTCATCGGTTACTTTCTATTAACAATTTTAACTTAGCCAGTTCAATTTCTAATTCGTGTACCCTGCCTACCGTATCTTGTACAGACTTAGGTGGTTCGAACTCATCAATCCAGTTGTCGTTTTCTTCGACCTCTTCCATAGTAAGTTCTAGGTTGTGTTCTAAAAAACTGATGCGCTCAGTCAAGCCAAAGTAAACCCACACACTAACGGCAGTGAACGCAATCATACTGATGAGATTGCGGAGAGGGATAGTTATCTCACTTGCTTCGTTTAACTTTGTGGCTGCTTGTTTCACTGATTATCACCCTTGTGTTCGTGACCCATCCAAATACCAAACACACCAGTCATAACGCCCATCACTACAGATACAAAAGCTGACTGTGCGCCTGTTGGGTCTGGTAAAGCCATGAACCATTCAGCGCAACGCCACGACATGATTGTACTGGCTAGCATCATAAAGCGGGGAAGTATCTTCCACTTGAGAAAGGTTTCGACGCTCATCACTTCTTCCCAAACATCTTGGTTGCGCCACGCATACCTAGCGACGCTGCCACAATGAGTCCCAAGCTGTACTGATACCACTCCGGCATCGCTTGTAAAGCTGTGAAACCTTCTTGCACAATTTCTCTACCCCAGTCACCACAGAAGGCCAGTATGAGAGGTACAGAGAATAGAACTGTAATCCACTCATCTTTCCAAGAGTGCTTGCTTCCTTCAGCCATAGCCAAATCCCAGTCGATTTCGCCAGTAGCTTTCTTTTCCATGATGACAGCTTCAGCTTTAGCTCTTGCAACTTTGGCTCCTGTTTCTGCTTTTGTCTTTTCTACTTTACCTTCGAGCCACGTACTGGCTATAGAAGATATGGGTCCTATGAGTGCAGCTAGCATTTCCATCTCTTTCTTGCTTGACGCAAACGGCTGTTAGGGTCTTTTGCAGCTTCAGGAAACTTCTTCATCTGCCCTGCTGACCTAGCACAAAAAGATTTACGGCGTTTAGCCGCTGTACTTCCGGGCTTAACTTTGCCTGTAACTGCTGTCTTTAGTTTAGAACCGGGATTCTTTTTCTTATATTCTTTAACGCCTTTTGCAGTCATACCTGCGCCAGACTTGGTAGGGCGGTAGTTAGCACCCTTTCCTTTAGTTGTTTTCTTTATAGGTGTTTCTTTTTTACGGGGCATTATATCCCACTCTCACATTTGTACTTAACAGATTCATATGGGGGTGGTACTATCATCTGTGTAGAATGATACATCTCTACTGCACGAGCTATGCACTCTCCTCTTGTATCGTACGGACCACGGGTGTCTTCTATTTCTAAACACTCGGTACTGCCTAGTAGCGGGCTACATATGAAAAGTATTGCTTTGAACATTGGGGGTATATCCCTGCAGAGGATAGCTGCTTATATCATGAAATTAAAAAGTCGTCAAGGGGGAAAGTTTCCCCTCCCCCTCAATCAATGTTACACGCCAGTCTGAACTGAAGCAGTCTGGACCAACTTAGTTGGGTCACCAATGTCAGCAATCAGAGCAATAACACGGAAACGAACTACAGCAGAATCTGCACCCAAGATTTTAACTTGGATAGCGTC